TCGGTGAGATAGGATTTGCCACACAGGTCCAGACCGAGCCGGGAATTTGGGAAGACAAGATTGTCGAGAAGCAGTACTACGGCGATGTGTTTCGTGAAGCACGCCGCTTTAGTGGCAGCGACGAGATTCTGGGGAGTATCAACCTCAGTAACCAGATCAGCATTATCGCTGACGGGTATTTAACGGATAACATCCAGAATCTCAAGTACGTTCGCTGGCTGGGGGGACTTTGGAAGATCTCCTACGTGGAGCTGAAGTTCCCCCGGCTGGTTCTCGAGATGACGGGGGTGTATAATGGACCGACGGCTAGCTCTCCATGAGAAGCTGGTCGAGATCCTCGGGTCTGATAAGGTCTATTATCAGCCACTCCCGTCATTGAAGCTCTCGTATCCGTGTATTGTATATGAGCGCAACCCGGGCGATCCGATGTATGCGGACAATTCCAAATACATCAAAATGAATAGATTCCAAGTGACTCTAATCGCCCGTCATCCCGAGGACCCGACAAGGACGAAGATCGAGGATCTGCCGTTAAGTCGCCATGAGTCTCGACTTGTGTCCGACAATCTCTACCACGACATCTTCGACGTCTACTATTAGGAGAAAACATGGCTGCACTTGTCTGGGACAAGACTGGTGAGCGCCGTATTGAGACTGGTGTCGACCACTGTGCACTCTATGTGTACGACCCGAGCCAGAAGACCTACGGCAAGGGCGTTGCTTGGAATGGTATTACCGCCATCTCCGAGAAGCCCGAGGGCGCTGAGGCTACCGACCTCTACGCCGACAACATCCTGTACCTTTCGCTCCTCTCCGCAGAGAAGCTGAAGGCCACGATCGAGGCCTACACCTACCCTGACGAGTTCGAGGCTTGCGACGGATCTGCTACCCTCACCAAGGGTGTCAAGATCGGTCAGCAGGACCGACTCGCCTTCGGTCTCGCCTACCGCACCAAGATCGGTGACGACGTGGCGGGTCAGGACCGCGGATACAAGCTGCACATCCTGTACGGTTGCAAGGCCTCTCCTTCCGAGAAGGGCTACAAGACGGTCAACGACTCTCCCGAGGCGATCTCGTTCTCGTGGGAGCTCTCGACCACACCGGTGAACGTCACTGGTGCAAAGCCCACATCGCTGCTGACCATCTCGTCTCTCGACGTCGACTCTGGTAAGCTTAAGGCCCTCGAGGCAAAGCTGTTCGGTGCCGACGCGGGTCAGGGTGGAGCCGGTGCTACCGAGCCCAAGCTCCTCCTGCCTGATGAGATCAAGGCGCACTTCGCAGGTTGATAGACACACCGGGGGCTCAGAGACCTAGACTCCTGGGCCCTCGGTGCCTGCAATGCTTATAGTTTCTATCCCCGAGCTTGAGGGGTTTGATGAAGAGACGGGTACGTTCGTCTCCATGCCCGGCGGGAAACTACATCTGGAGCACAACCTGATCGCTCTGTCAAAATGGGAGTCGATCACCCACAAACATCTAATCGGCAATGAAAATCTCACAGCCGAAGAGATGCTACTCTACGTCAAGTGTATGATTACTGACGAGGAGTACAACCCAGAGCTCCTGAATAGGCTACCCGCCAGTGAGGTAGAGCGGATCAGCGCCTACATGGCTGATTCTATGACCGCTACTACCATCTCAGGATCTGGAAATGAGTCTGGATCTGGTGAATACACATCCTCAGAGTTGATCTACTACTGGATGATCGCTTGTCAGATCCCATTCGAGTGCGAGAATTGGCACCTCAATCGCCTACTCACACTCATCCGTGTCTGCAACGAGAAGAACCAACCAGACAAGAAGATGTCCCAGTCCGAAATAATGCAACGGAACCGGGACCTCAACAGGGCCAGGCGAGCTAAGCTTGGCTCGAAGGGATAACAATGATCAGTCACGATGACTTTCCCGAGGAGGCGCTTGCTCCGCAGGCCCACATCGGGACTGACCCCATGGAGGACAAGGACATTCACGTGTCCCAGACCACCGAGGTGATGAAGTGAGTGTCGCACAGCAGGTCCTCGCACGCGCAGCATCGAGGATTGGATATTATGCACCAAATGACCCTCAGCCCGGATCCGAAGCCGGCAGATATTGGGCCGCACGATCTGGTCAGCAGTGGCTTGCTGGACCGTCCGACTCTGTTTGGTGGTGCATGCTCTTCGTCAGCATGTGTCTGGACGAGTGCGGGCAGGTTGGCGCTATTGGAGGGTTCTCCTTTAACACTGACTACACCGTCAATAAGGTCCGACAGCACCCCGACGCTTACTTCGTATCGGTTTACGACGCCCAGCCCGGAGATGTCGTCATCTACAACTGGGACGGCGGTGGCACCGATCACGTCGGGTTCGTTGAGAAGAACCTTGGTGGCGGAACTCTCCAAACCATCGAAGGGAATACCTCTTCCGGTGACTATGGGTCTCAGTCTGCTGGGAATGGTGTTTGGCGGCGTGTCCGCAATCACTCGATCGCTTATGTGATTCGCCCGGCTTACACCGATGCTCCTGGTAGTTCTTCTGTCGCCGGACCCGCGGACATCCGCGCTCTTCAGCGTGCGGTTCGAGCCAACCCTGACAACGTGGCCGGACCCAACACTCGGTCCCGTTGCTACGCTCTGGCTGCCGCCTCGAGTTGGGGTGGTAAGACCTTCCCGTTCGGCGTGGCCTTCACGCAGTCCGTGGTCGGCACTACTCAGGACGGAGTCTGGGGCGATGACTCTGAGGAGGCTCACGACGCCACTGTCGAGGCCGTTCAGGCCGCAGTAGGATCCGAGGTTGACGGGGTCTACGGTCCCGACACCAACACTCGAGTGAACGCAATGCTCGACCGAGCAGAACAGCCGTAGGAGGCTCAAAATGGCAGCGCCATACTGTACTTTAACGGGAACTATTCCCGGAGGAGAGAATGGTCGGGCTACTGTCCGAATCATTCCTGACGTAAAGGGTGCTACGGCCACCGTTGATGGTGCCGCAGTCTCGATGCGCGAGCATGTGGTTCGGACAGACCAGTCTGGTGCTGTCAATGTCGAGGTGCTGGCTCCGGGTGCTGGGGTTACTCCCTCTGGCACCTGGACCCACACCATCTTCATCGACTCCCCCGAGTTCGACATCGTGAAGCACGTTGTCCTTACTCAGGGTGGGAATATCGACATCATGTCGACAGACCCGACTACCGAGATTTCTCCCCTTCCATTTGGCGGAGGTGGAGGTGGGGCTGGTGGGATTGGCCCAGCCGGTCCTCCTGGACCTCGTGGGCCCGTTGGTCCAGCCGGTCCTACAGGACCTGAAGGTCCTAGGGGTCCCGCCGGGGCTAATGGCACTCCAGGAACGCCCGGTGCCGCTGGTGCTCGAGGTCCTGCTGGTCCAGAGGGACCACGTGGACCAAAGGGTGACGCCGGCCCTGCAGGAGAGAGGGGTCCAGCCGGTCCTCCTGGACCTCCTGGACAGGGCGGAGGAGCAGCTCCTCTACCCGAGTACCTTAAAGAATCGGCGCTCGACACCAAATACCTGACGAACGTAAATGCTGCTACAACCTACTACTCCCAGAATGCAGCGTCTATCGCCCTTTCTAAGAAGGCTGACGTAGCTCAGCTCGCCAGCAAGGCCGATCGAGTAGACCTGAACACCACCAATGCTCTTGTGGCGAAGAACCTGAACCCGTTCCAGACAGGAGCTAGGTACTACTCTCCAGTGACTTACTACTGGCCTGACTATTACCAGGACGGTAAGCCGGGGCAGTTCTCTAAGTGGGCACAGACGCTCAAGTTCCGGGATGAGCTTGGATACGTCATCATGAATCGCAACAGCGGTGACTGGGAAGCTTACGAGAAGGACTTCAAGAAGCAGGCAGAGCTCGCTCTTGCCGCGGGGGCAAAGAAGATCCTGTTCTACATCAAGACTCAGTACGGTGTAGCCAGTCTTCCAGCTTCCGATAATGCTCGACAGGGTGTTCCGAATCCAGACAAGTTCACCAAGACCTACATTCTTGAGCAGCTTAAGCGTGCTAAGCAGTGGTATGGCGATCTTGTTCAGGGAGTGTTCCTAGACGAGGTTATCAACGGATGGGGCGACCAGGCTGGTAGAGTCGATTGGTACAAGGATCTCATCGATACGATCCGTACCAACGAAGGACAGAACTTCGTCATCGCCATCAACTCGGGATCCAACATCTCTGAGGCGATGTGTAAGCTGGATTTCAACGTCTGCATGATGTTTGAGGGTACGGCTCAGAAATTCCTGACTAATGATCCGCAGTCACCCATCCTCCCGGCGCATATGGCTGAGTATCCGTCCACTCGTTGGTGGGCTGTGGTTCACACTACGAATTCCACGAACTACCAGGACGTATTCCGTAAGCTGGACACTCTTCCGATCAGCCACGTTTACGTCACCGACGGCGTTCTCGTCGAAGATGGTCAAAATGGTGGTCAGTGGGCTCCTGTTGGTAACCCATACGCCAACTCTCCAGGCGAGAAGCTCCGTGAGCTGATCATTCCGTGGATCAAGGGATACCTGGATCTCAAGCTGAAGCTCGACTCTATATCTACCGACGACAATAAGATTCTCGTTCTCGCTAAGAACGACCCCGTGCCCGCTGGAACTCCTGCTGGAACGGTTATTGTCCGGAGGGCTAAGTAATGGCCGGCATCCAGTATGTTGGTGAGGGTTATGCCGAGGGTGTTGGTGGATCGATGCCTAAGGTCTCCGTTACCTCTCAGCCTGGGGATCTGGCAATCATATTCTACGCCTCCCAGTTTGGAAATACCGCGGCTAGACCACCGGTTGGTTGGGCAGTAAGTGTTAACAATAATGCTGGTGGGCGATCAGGATATATTGCATACAAACAGGTGACTGACCCTACTCAGACCCAGAACATCAAAGTGGGGGGAGACGTCGCATCTGGGGCAAGAGAGCGAGCGGTAGTCATCGTCGCTCGAGGTGTGAAAGATCAGGAGATTCACCAATGGGAAGGTGGTCTACCGACGATAGACCCGTCGAGATCTGGACTTATCGCAGCTCAGTATCACGGCAACAAGTCTACCCCTCTGATCGACTGGCGTACCACCACAAACAAGTGGAATGCTGGTTCAGCGTCTACAATGGCCTCTTGGTCTGCGCTTCTCGTCGGTGAGATTGAGAAGATCAATGGTGGTCCAAATGCTACTGCATGGGGATACATCTATCTAACCCCTCAGGTACCTGTTCCGGAACTGGAGGAAGAAAACCCAACCGTTGAGGTCTACCAGGAGGACAGACGATCAGTCACGGTTCTCGAGTCTGATGGTTCTGAGACCCCAGCCTATATACGAGCCGTTCCTCGTGGGTATCCAGACATCGGAACCATGATGATCACTAAGGGATTCATCGTGGCGCACCGAGGAGGATCTGTTAGCTGGCCAGAGGCGTCCATTCGGGCTTACACTAACTCGGTAATGTATGGCGCTGGGGCCCTGGAGGTCTCCTGTCAGCGATCGAAGGACGGTGTGTGGTTCCTGAACCACGACCGAACTCTACAGCGGACAGACCCGACAGCTCCAAGTACCCCCGTTACCGAAATGACATGGGACGAGATCCGACGATACAAGACCGTCGGGGAACCTATCATGAAGGTGGAAGAGTACTTCCGAGCCTATGGGTCCAGCCACATCACGGTTCTCGATCCCAAGTACTCGGCTACTCAGTGGCAAGAACTCAAGCGGTTCTTCCCATCTGACGCTAAGGGTCGGATCATCTGGAAGTTCTCCGTGGATGCGACATGGCTCGCAAACCAGTGGAAAGCTGACGGATGGAAGTGTTGGGGGTATGGATATCCAGACCAGGTGAATGATGGTCGACTTGCGGGTTGGGCCGGTCCTTGGGACTACCTTGGTATGTCCTTCGAGGCCGACGCCGAGCTTTGGAAGAAGACCGTGACGATCGGGAAGCCGGTTTGGGGGCACATCTGTGCCACGAAGGAACAGTATAACCAAGCCATCAAGAACGGCGCTGTAGGGTGTATGGTGTCTGGTATCGCCAACCTTCTACCCGAAAGCCTAGTCTAGGAGAATCATGATCACGATTGAGAGCCAGGGAGACTGGAAACTCACCAGGAATTGGTTTGACCGAATGACGAAGTTGGACCTGGCTCTGATCATGAATCAGTTCGGCAAGGAGGGGGTTTCTGCTCTAAAGGCGGCTACCCCCTCCAGGTCGGGCGAGACAGCATCGAGCTGGAACTACGAAGTCACGCGTTCAGGTAACAACTGGAAAATTACCTGGACCAATTCACACGTTAATAACGGCGTAAACATCGCCGTCATCTTGCAATATGGTCACGGTACTCGCAATGGTGGGTACGTCGTTGGCCGAGACTACATCAATCCCGCTATCAGGCCGGTCTTCGACAAGATAGCAAAGAAGGCCTGGAAGGAGGTCACTAAGTAGTGGCTACTATTGACGAGCGGGTAGTCTCGCTCAAGATGAATAACAAGCAGTTCCTGTCCGCCATCAAGGAGTCCTCGTCCAGTATGGACCGACTAAAGGAATCCTTGAAGCTTCAGGGTGCTGCCGATGGCCTTACTAGAGTCGGAGAGATCGCTAAGAACACGACTCTGGGTGATCTGGCCGCTAAAGCTCTCGACATCGGCAAGAACATGACCGTCATGCAGGGGCTTGCGGTTACTGCATTCGGCGGAATCGGTGTCGCTGCACTGAATGCTGGTCGAAGCATCGTTGGTAGCTTCTTCCAGACCGTCAAAGATGGGTTTAATGAGTACGAGCTCAAAATGAGATCGATTCAGACCATCTTGGCGAACACCGCTGACAAAGGAACTAACCTTTCTCAGGTAAAAGCATCTCTAGCGGAGCTGAATACATACGCCGACAAGACGGTCTACAGCTTCAGCGATATGACTAACGCTATCGGTCTGTTCACAGCGGCCGGTGTAGATCTAAACACCTCCGTCGCATCTATTAAAGGTCTGTCTAACCTCGCCGCAGCCTCGGGTTCAACCGCCCAGCAGGCTTCGACGGCATACACTCAGCTTTCCCAGGCCATCTCAGCCGGTGTGGTCCACCTCCAGGACTGGAACTCGGTTGTCAACGCTGGTATGGGTGGAGAAGGGTTCCGAAATGCCCTCATCGAGACCGCTCGAGTTATGGGTACCGGCGTCGACGCAGCAATTGCCAAGCAGGGGAGCTTCCGAGAATCACTCAAGGAGAACTGGCTGACCGCTGAGGTTATGACCAAGACCTTGACTGCTCTGACGAATGACCTCTCCGAGGCTCAGCTCGTCGAGATGGGTTACTCTGAAGAGCAGGCTAAGAAGATGAAGCAGTTCGCTCAGAATGCCTTCGACGCCGCTACCAAGATTCGAACCTTCAGTCAGCTGATCGACACAACTCGTGAGGCGATCGGTTCTGGATGGGCTGAGACCTTCGAGATCCTGTTCGGAGACTTCGAAGAGGCCACCACTCTATTCACGGCCATTGGTAAATGGCTCGGAGACGTCATCAGCGCCAGCTCCAAGGCTCGAAATGGGTTCCTCCAGATGTGGAAGGACCTCGGTGGTAGAACCGCTCTTGTTCAGGCTCTCTCAAACATCTTCCAGGCTATTGTCAAGGTACTAGGCTCGATCGGATCCGCCTTTAAACAGGTGTTCGGTGGAGCTAGTGCCGAGGGTCTCGCTCGAGCAACTAAGGCATTTGCGGACTTCACCTCGAAGTTGATCATCACAGATAACTTCGCCGAGAAGCTCAAGTGGACTTTCACAGGAATCTTCTCCGTGTTCCACATCTTTGCCACGATCGTTGGTGAGGTTGCTCAGGTTATTTTCACTGTGGCCTCTCACATCATTGGGGCTCTGTTCCCGGCATTCGCTGGAGTGAACTCCGGAGTATTCCAGATCACTAAGGTCATTGGTAAGGCGATCTACTGGTTCGACCAGTGGTTTACTAAGTTGGATCTTGGCGGGAAGCTTCTAAAGCTCCTTCTTCCCCCAATCGATCTCGTCGGTAAGGCCATCAAATGGGTTGTGGACAAGATTCATGACTTCATCATCTGGCTAGACTTCGGAGGAAAGGTCGGAGGCGCTGTAAGCGGCCTGAAGAACCTGGCATCTAAGTTCGGCCTCGTAAAAGAGGCCCTCAAGAACTCGGTTATCGGTCGAGAGTTCTCCGCGGCTATGGATTCCATACACAGCGGAGTCGATAAGGCTAAGTCTAAGATCCAGGAGTTTGCTGGTAGTGTCGGGGACAAGCTTAAGGCTAAGCTCCTTTCCGGTAAGGCCGCTCTTACCGAGTACTTTAAGGGGTTCCAGCTCGGAGATCTGTCTTCTACTGAGGCGATCGTCGCGTCTCTTGGTACTAAGTTCGATGAACTTGGTCAGAGGCTCGGTATTGCCGAGAAGGTCCAGTGGCTCAAAGAGAAACTGATCGAGCTGAAGGACGCTATTGTCGAAGCGTGGCACGTTGTTCAAAATAGTAGCGTTTGGGACCATCTCGGAAAGTCGTTCAGCGACATCGGCGGCAAGATCAAGGAAGTCGCAGTAGCATTCCGAGATTGGGTCAATGGACACAGTGCTGTTAAGAACAAGGCCAAGGAAGCAGCAGGCGCTGTCTCACAGGTCGGTACTGCTGCGGCTCAGGCTGCTAAGGAAACTGGGCAGGCGGCTAAGCAGAACTTCCTCAAGAAGTGGTTTGAGGACATCAAGCAGGTCGCTAGGGCTATTCACCTTCCCGAGCTGTTTGATACAATCAAGCAGAAGTTCCAGGAGTTCAAAGACTTCGTTACTGAGACCTTTGCGCCCAAGGTTAAAGATGCAGTGAAGGGAGCCTTCGGCTCGATCGGGAACGCGCTTAGCCAGGCAAACTCTAACCTCAAGTCTTATGACATGGGGAAGATTCTTGTCGGGGCTATCGGCGGTGGAGTACTAGTAGCATTCACTCGATGGATCAACTCGTTCAAGAAGAACTTCGACAAGATTGGAAACGTCGCCGAGAAGCTCGGTAACGTATTCGATCAGATGGGTAACGTTCTTGCCGCATTCGAGCAGAAGGTCAAGTCTCAAGCGCTACTCACCATCGCGATTGCGCTTGGCGTTCTTGCTGGGTCTCTGATTCTCATGTCTCTCGTTCCTGCGCCTAAGCTACTCTTCACGGTTGTCGTGATGAAGATCATGTTCAAGGCGCTTGAGCAGATGATGGAATCCCTAGAGGACCTAGGTACCTTCGAGAAGAAGACTGCCCGACTGGTCGCCACGATGATCGCCGTTGGTGCGGCGCTCGTGTTGATGTCTATAGCGGTCAAGATTCTCTCGACCATGAACGTCAAGGGCGCTATTGTTGGTGTCGTGGCGTTGAAGTTTGTCATCGGAACCCTCATCGAGTTCATGAAGAACGTGTCCAAGGTTCCGAACATCACATCTGGGGCAGCTATACTTCTGGGCCTAGCTACTGCATGCGTTATTCTTTCTGCAGCAGTATACCTTCTCGGATCGATGAACACGGGCAAGGCTATACAGGGTGTTATTGCTCTGGATGTCATCATTGCTAGTTTGTCGGCATTCATGTACACGGTGGGGAATAACCCTTACATTGCGAAGGGTGCCCCTCTACTCCTGGCACTCGCAGTATCTTGCACCATCCTAGTCGCGGCGATCTGGCTACTCGGATCGATGAACTTCGGTAGGCTGTTGCAGGGCATTCTTGCGCTAGACTTCGTATTGGCCTCTCTGGCCGCTGCGATGTACACCGCCAAGTCCGCGGTTGCTTCCGGAGGTGCCGCTGCCGTTCTCGCTATGGCGGTAGCTGTGGTGGCTCTTACTGGCGCTATCTACACCCTGGGTAGTATGAACCTGTACTCGCTAGCGAAGGGGCTTATCGCTCTTGCGGCGGGACTGACTATCCTCGTGGTAGCTATGGCTGCAGCAGATGCATTCATCGAGGGTGCTCTTGCATTGGGTATTGCGTCTATCGCACTCATATCCTTGAGTAATGCCCTGAAAACCCTGTCTACCATCACATGGGCTCAGTTAGCTGTCGGTATGGCCGCTTTGGCTGGCGGTATGATCATTCTGGTCGCTGCGGCTGCAGGGGCTCAGGCATTCGCCGTTGGTATGATTATCCTGACCGCGGTTCTACTTGCTCTGGGTCTTGCTCTGCTACCGGTATCAATCGGTATGGCTGCCTTTGCGGCAGTTCTCGGTATCGCCGCTACTACTGGTGCCGCGGCATTCCTAGTGCTGACTGAGGGTCTTAAGCAGCTGGGGGCCATTCTTCCTCAGCTGGCCGTGGATCTGGCAAACGCGATCACGAGCTTCATCATCACCCTGGGAGCTAAGGCCCCAGAGATGGCTGGGGCTATGACTGCGCTTCTTGCGGCTCTGATTGTGGCTATTCAGGCGAATACTCCAGGTATTATCCACACTCTGTTCGTGCTGATTGTGGCCATGCTCACCGAGCTTCAGGCACACTCCTACGAGTTCGGTGCTCGAGGTGCTCAGATCCTGGCCAACTTCCTTCAGGGTATTGCTGATAACATTGGCTCGGTTGTAGACTCGGCCACAAACGTCATCATCAACTTCCTTGATGGGATTGGTAGGAATGCTGGACGGATTATTGACAAGGCAGCCTGGACGATTCTGATGTTCCTTCAGGGTGTCCGCGATGCCATCTATAAATACTCCGGACAGTTCCGTCAGGTCGGTCGAGAGATTGCTTGGGCCATTATCGATGGTATGACTGGCGGTCTCGCTTCGAAGGCTTGGTCCTTCGGATCCCAGATGGTTAGCGTCGCCAGGAATGGATATAACCGAGTAAAGAGCTTCTTTGGTATTCACTCACCTTCGCGACTGATGAAGGAACTGGGTGGATACGTTGGAGAGGGTCTCGCTATCGGTATAGAGAACACCTCGGAGCGAGTGGCCGAGTCCGGCGAGACAATGGCATCGGCTGCATATGACGCTATGGCTCATGCTCTTGACGGAGTCAATGAACTCGTAGAGGACGATCCCTCATTCAAGCCGGAGATCAAGCCCATTCTGGATCTCGAGGAGATGCGGAAGCAGGCTGCCGGTATCAACAACCTAATGCCCGCTCTCAGTGGAACAGTGACGGCCGCCAACGCCGCTCGACCTACTGAGCGCTACGCCGACTCTACAGACAAGTCTCAGAGTCAAAATGGTACCACGAACATCACGTTCAACCAGACCAACAACTCGCCGGAGGCCCTTGACGCTGCGGAGATCTACCGCAACACCAAGACGCAGCTGGCCATGGCTAAGGATCAGTTGACTGTATGATCACTGAAATCACATCAACCAATGCTGGGGGCGATAAGCTCTCAATGGAGCTGACCGACCCTTGGGACTCGGGGATTGCAGTCAAGGAAATTACTGGACTGGGTCCAGTGAAGACCGAGCTGAGCCTTGAGCGGTATGCGTTGATTGATGGGGCCTTCCTGAAGGGGTCGAGGGTGGGTACTCGTAATGTGGTTCTCACCCTCATCCCCGTCGGGGACGACATTCAGGGGCTCCGTCGCAAGGTATATCGGTACTTCCCAGTCGGTGAGACTGTCACCTTTGGTGTCACAACCGACCACGTGGCTGTTAAGTCGGATCTGATTGTCGAGTCTGCGGAACCGAACATCTTCTCTGAGCGAGAAGAGATTCAGATCTCCCTTATAGGTATCGACCCTTACTGGCGATCGAACACTCCTCAGATCGCTGGTCTGGTTGGGTTCAACGACGTCACACCTCTGTTCCAGTTCCCGTTCAGCTCACCAGACAACCCCAAGCAGATCATCTTTGGTGATATGTCCAACGCTACGGGTAAGGACATCAAGTACCTCGGTGACACGGAGACAGGAGTGGTCATCACCATCTCCTTCAACGGTGAGGTATCGAACCTGGCTATTGTAAATCAGACTTACGACGAGACAATGGCCATCAACAAGATCAAGGACTTCTACCGTGGCGAGCAGCTTGTGCTGGATACTCGTCCTGGAAAGAAATCGGTGAAGCACATCGCCGGTGGTAAGGAGTCCATCATTACTGGCATTCTCTCCTTGAGTAGTCAGTGGATCAAACTGCATCCAGGGAACAACACTCTTGGTCTTCAGTTTGTCGGTAACACGAACGACATGGATATCTCCATTCAGTACGAGACCCTGTATCGAGGAATCTAATGCATCTTTACTATCAGAACCGCTATGATTGGCGAGATATTCGGGAAGTGCCTGAGAACTGGCACTCCTTGAGCTGGACTGAGAGGGCCTATGAGTTCGGTCAGTTTGAGCTTAAGATCTTCTCGGATATGTCGGTTCCTTTCTATGAGATGGGTAACTATTTCATGAGGGACGACACCGACCGCGGTATGATCATCGAGACCGTAGAGATTGAGCAGCAGGACACTGGTGTATATCTCCACACATATACTGGTCGATCACTAGAGTCGGTATACACTTGGCGGGTACTGATTCACAAGATCTGGATTAAGCCCGATGCCCAGAAGAAGTTCCAGGCTCAGCTTTATGCACAGCAGCTTGCAAACACTCAATTCGGAGCAACAGCAGCCCCCGAAAGGCGTCTCCCCGGATGGACATTCCATCAAGATGAGTCGGTTAGTCAGTGGGCATATGTCAACGACACGGGTCAGGAGATCCAGGACGACAAGTGGGTTGTGTACGACCGCGTTTCGTTAGATAAGCCTTTTGGCGACGTCATCCATGCCTGTAAGCCAAACGGATACCCTCTCTACTACAAGGTTACCCTTGAGCAGGGAAACTGGCACACTTATATCCAGCACCCTCGTCTTGTCGAGACAGTGACTCTAGCCGAGAAGAACGACAACTTCGCTAACTTCAAGGCTATTCACTCGATCGTCGACTCGAAGAATGTCGTCTATGAGATCTTCGATACTGGTGATGTTGAGATGCAGCCTCAGTGGATTGCTGACGGTACGACTCATACTCGACCGATGTTTATCCGAGCTGGAGCGGGTATCGACCGTCGAGAGGTCCTATGGGACAACTCGCATAACAACAAACCCATCAAATTCGGTGATGCGTGGAAGCAGCTCACTCCTGAGCAGCAGCGTACGGCCTCGATGGTGCAGATCCCTTGGTATCCGTACTGGATGGTCGACTCGATGTTCCCGAAGTATACACCTCTTGCGTTGCTGTCGGGCAAGATCGACAACTTCTCTGGAGTGGAGTACCGACAGGGATTCACGGTTGGGGATGTTATGTATTATGTTCCCACTGGTCGAGAAGATGCCCCGGTGGAAGTCCAGATCACCGAGATGACCGAGTCCTGGTCTCCGGAGGGATATTCATTGACGCCTGCTATCTCGATGGCGTCTCGTAACAAGTGGAGCGGCGATTCGTTCCGACTCAACTACCTGCGCCAGGGTCCTGGCACAGTCATCGTACCTAGGGATGGTGCCTAATGCCTCTTGTAAGTGGATTCTATAACGCAGTAAATGGGGATCGGACATACGATGCCGAGCAGTTCGGCTCTCTGTTCGACGGTATCATCTCAGATGGTATCTTCCCAAACAACGGAGACAGGTTTGTCGTCCGACCTTCTACTACCGGCATGCAGGTCTATGTCGGCTCCGGTAAGGCTTGGTTGAACCGTCGTTGGGTTGAAAATACCGGTGACGAGACTCTTACTCTAAGGCCTGCTCACGCCTCGCTGGACCGTATCGATCTCGTCGTACTGAAGGTCGACACCAACAAGGCCGTCCGAGATGCTCGACTCGAGGTGATCACAGGTGCTGCGGCTGGTGCTCCTGTTGCCCCGCCGACGCCTAACACTCCTGGTGTGAAGCACCTCGTGTTGGCTCAGATCCGCGTGGCGAAGAACGCTCGAGTCATCTCCCCCGAGTTCGTGTCTAATCGAGTCGGTACTGGGCAGACGCCTTACGTGGCTGGTCCTGCGCACACGATCGATCTCGGCGCACTTCAGGCGAAGCTCCAGGGCGAGTTTAACACCTGGTTCGAGTCTGTTCGAAACGCCCTGACTGAGGCTGGGGGTAACACCGCTACCGAGGTAGCTAACCTCAAGGCTAGCGACATCGCTCAGAACCAGAAGCTTAAGGACTTGAGTTCGACAGTTGACTACAACTCCGGTCAGATCACGGTCATGAACGGTAAGTTCAACAACTCGGCCGTCTGGTTCGAGATGGGTGACAACTCGAATGGTGGTATGAAGAATGCTATCTACCGAGGACAACCTCTGGGTAGTAATATTAACCCTTACCTGTCCGCTATTCGAGCTGGTACGTTCAAGGGTATGTACCTTGGTGACTACTGGACACTGAATGGTGTCAACTGGCGAATCGTGGCGTTCAACTACTTCTACGGTATCGGTTCGCCTTCGTTCAACCGTTACCATGTTGTAGTCGTTCCGGACAACTCGCTGTACCAGCAGCGGTTCAACGACACGAACACCATGGCCGCCACGTTCACCTCATTTGAGATCGGTCGAACCGGACTCAACCGGGCTATCTCGACAGCTAAGTCGCTGTTCGGTGACGGTAACGTTGTCCAGCCTGTGACTAGGTTCCCCACGGCTTACAACGCCTCTACTCAGATAACTCAGTCCGTCTGGCTTGCTCACTCAGCTGGTCTGATGACTGAGGATATGCTCTTCGGCCGTCCTGTCTTCTCAAGGCACGACTATCAGCGAGGCGACTTGTGTATCGGACAGTTCCCTCTGTTCCGAGTTGCCCCGACCTTCATCGCATTCGGGGCCAACTACTGGACCCGAGATGTTTCCAGTTCCACCACTGCCATCTACATTGGCACGGACAGTACCCCCGTTTCCCAGAATTTCACGGCAGAGGTGGGTGTTCGTCCCTACGTAGCGATCGGCTAAAATGCAACACTTCGGATTCAACCCCTTGCTCGACTTGGTATTTGCCATATTCTTGTCGGTCCTGGGGTCTTCAGGTATATGGGCTTGGGTAATGAAGCGGAGTGAGAGGAAGTCCGCGTCTACCCAGTTGCTACTGGGGATGGCCCATGACCGGATTGTATTTGTCGGGAAGACTTATCTTCATCGAGGATTTCTCACCCTCGACGAGTATGAAGACTTTATGAAGTATCTTGTCGAGCCCTACTCCGAGTTCGGGGGGAATGGGCTTGCTGAGAAGATAGTGAATGAGGTAAAGAAGCTTCCCGTCGTCCCCACCCCTAGGCCCCCGACAAAGAGGAAACACTATGGCCAAGCACCTTCAGGAGAGTAAGTTGAACAACAAGTCCTACGATGTCCTCAAGTGGATCGCTCTGATAGCCCTCCCGGCTACCTCTGCGCTCTACATCTCTCTGGCTGCGCTGTGGCACCTGCCTCACCCGACTGAGGTTGCTGGAACTATTGCCGCGATCGACACCTTCCTGGGTGTACTTCTCGGTGTGAGCTCCAACAAGTACCAGGGTACTCAGCCCTCCGGCGCTCTCCACGTGTCTGAGGACCAGGGTATCCACGCCACTTTCAACCAGGGTGTCGGTGACATGCTCCGTACTGGTAAGGTGACGCTGGACGTCAAGCAGGTCTAAGCGAGAAAAACCTGCTCTATATTGAAACCCTAGAAAGGAGCCACACCATGAAGAACCCTGACCCCATTCAGCAGACAATTGAAGCTGCTCTGAAGGAGGCCGAGCTTCACGATCCCTCCAGTGAGGACTACACCACGATTGCTCGAAATGTCGAGACTCTTGCAAAAGCCAAAGCCCTTGGTGAGAGCAAGAAGCTCAGCAAAGACGCAATTCTCGGTGCAGCTACATCTCTGGCTGGTATCGTAGCCGTCCTCCAGTACGAGCGACTTGCAGTCGTCAGCTCGAAGGCGTTTGGTTTGATCATGAAGGTTAAACCCTTCTGAGATTAGCCTGGCCCCCTGTGCTATACGCATGGGGGGCTGGGCTTATCTTTTTTTGCCCGCGAGAAAAACGGGCTCTATATTGAAACCCGTCATAGAAAGGACACTCTCATGAACCTCTCTCCCGCCGCTACGCAGGCCGCCCTCGACTACGCCGAGGAGCTTGCTATCACCGGACTGAGCTCTGAGCAGTACGACCACCTCTATCTCTGATACAAGTTCTAGATCCCGCCATGGGATCTAGGCTTATCTTTTTTTTGCCGCGTAGGAATCCTCGAGTATATTGAAGACCCTACTCTGAAAGGACACTCCTATGATATACTCTATCATCGCCCTCTCTATTTCCAACATCATTCTTCTTTTCCTCGCACTCTCTTGTGTAGCCCTCATCATCAACCAAGTTGCTGAGATTGAGGAGCTGCGAGAGAAATGCGACCTCAAGACGAGTGTTGTCAAGGGAGCTAAGGCTGAGATTGAGACCTACAAGGAAGTCATCAAGAACCTAGAGTCCCAGCTCAATAACTGAGACACACCTATACCCCGACTTGGGGTATAGGGCTTTCGCAAAAATAACACCGGGTATATTGAAGACCCTTAGAAAGGAACCACAATGACCGCCCTCCTCTGCTTCGCCGTTCCTGCCGCCATCATCCTCGCTATGCTTGTGATTGGTGAGCTGTTCGGCAAGAAGAAGACCTGGAACTTCTGATCCCTACTACTCTCCAGCCAAAGATCCCGCCATGGGATCTTTGGCTTATCTTTTTTTTTTCGCAGGATAAACCCATCCTATATTGAAGATCCTACGAAAGGAAAGACTATGCTCTACATCGCCCTTTGCCTCGTAACCATCCTCAGCATCTTCTTCGCTGTTTCTCACGAAGAGCAGAAGTACGCAGCCTTTAAACTCAAGGCTCGTGTACGGACGCTCGAGAATGAGAACGCGAAGTTGCGCGCTGAGCTGATGACCGACGAAGAATGGGATTCGATGGTTGATCAGGCTCTTGCCAATCTCCGTTGATCCAAGTTTATACCCCACATGGGGTATAGGCTTTCCGCGAGAAAAACCATGCCTTATATGAGACCCCTCTATTTGAAAGGAAACCCTCATGACTGAGACCCACGACAA